GACACGAGGGACTTAAAATCCCTTGACCAGTAGGTTGTGTGGGTTCGAGTCCCACTCTGGGTACAATAGGTGCTATTAACTGCTTTGTTTTCAGCTGTTTCACGATGGTTGGTATTAAGCAGAGGACGAAATGGAGGACGATATGAGGGGCTTCTTCTAAATTAGATAGCTTTACATTCGTGCTATTTGCGATACCTTCGCATTGAGGTGTTGATGCCTCAAGGATCGTTCGGAGCACAGCGTCCGTTCCATATCCTATGCCTGCACCGAGGATGGTGTAGGCTTTTTTATTCCCTCGAAATATGTCCAAGAATGTCCAAAATAGCTCCAAATTAAGGAGTCTATCGGGGTGAATTGGTTGCTAAATGACTGGATTATAATACTTTGTAAATGTCCAAGTCTGTCGGTCAAAATCTTTATATACCTTTGGCATTGTGAGAGCGGAGCAGAATGATCTCACACCTGCAGGGCGCGGGTAAGTCTTTTACGGCTTACCCGCATTTCTTTTATCAAGCCATCTCTTCTGCCAACTTCGTGAGGTCACTCTCAACGGATACCTCCTTTACGTTTGCTGTGAGGTCTACCTGTGCGCTCTGCATCTTTGGCAATACAAAGTTCATAAGCTTTACCATGATGTCTATGCGATCTTTGGGCTCGAGTGCCTCAAGGTCTTCGGACATCATACCACTCTCTTGGTATTTCTCCAGTACTCCCACAATCATCTCTCGACTGACCTTCGTCGTCTTATTCAGCGATCCAGGCTTGCGCCCTCCTGTCTTTCTTCCTTTAGCCATAAATATACTCGTTGCTTAATACTCTATATGTCGCACGTGCGCTAATCTATGTCGCTAAATTGCACGGCATATAACATATAGAGCATTAAGTAATAGAGATATGGCATTACCAATAGCAAGTCTTATCGGAGCAGGCATAGGAGCTGTCGGGAGTATCTTCGGAGGTATAGCTGCGAGCAAGGCTGCCAAGCGCGCACGTCAGGGAGTCATGAATAGTATGCGTGACAATCAGTCGTGGTATGATAGACGATATAATGAGGACGCACTCCAACGTGCTGACGCTCTGCGTACCTTGGAGCGTACACGTGAGGCTATTGCCAAGCGTAACCAACGAGCACAAGCAGTACAAGCTGTTATGGGAGGGACAGAAGAGTCCGTACAGGCAGAGCGTGAAGCAGGCAATGAAGCCCTCGCTAATGTAGCCAGCTCAATAGCTGCCGATGGAGCACGAAGGAAAGATCAGATCGAGGCGCAGTACATACAACGCCGAGAAGGCTTACAGCAGCAGCTTAATCAGATCGAAGCCAATCGAGCTCAAGGAATCACTCAGGCTATCGGAGGCGTAGCACAAGCTGGAGCAGGTATCGCCAACGCCTTCGATCCACAAAGCAGTAAGTAACCATGGGAGTGCTCGACGATATTCGGAAGGGCACGGGGCGCGAGGTGTCACGCAAGGAGGACGCACCCGCCAATGTGCAGCAGGCGACCACCGCCCCTGCACCTTCACAGACACCCGCTGCCCCTAACCCTCCTGCCCCTCAGCCACAAGCCACAGCCCCCGCGCCCAATCAGGGTGGCGGGGCTACAGCTATTAAGCGCATCCAGCAACTCGCTCCTACTCCCGAACTGCCACAGGTGCAACTCACTCAGGCGGACAAGGAGAAGGTTACGCGCCCCACATCTTACGTGGATATCCTCCGACACCTCACTCCATTCACTCCTCCCACTGCCGAGGAGGTGGAGAAAGACCGACGACGCCAGCGTAGCCGTGAGGCTATCGCAGCAATAGGCGACGGGGTGCGAGCTATCAGCAACCTTGTTGCCACGGCTAACTATGCGCCCAATGCCTACAAGCCCACCGAGACAATGCTCGGGAGTGTGCAGGACAGATACGAGAAGCTACGAGCCGCGAAAAAAGCGGATGCCGACGCCTATCTCCAAGCCTATATGAGAGCTAAGCAGCTCGACGCCCATAACGATGAAGTACGAGATGCGATGAAGCTTAGACGTGAGCAAGCTGCCCTTGAGCAACAGCTCGCACAAGCGAAGCAGTCCATGGCGTATCAGAAGATGGTCGCAGACCTTGGTGAAAAGGAAGCCAACCGACGGCTACGAGAGGAGCTGGGCAAGGCTGGCATCCAACAGCGAGCCGATGCACTCGCAGAAACGAAGCGACACAATCGGGTGTCCGAAGCTGAGCAGAGCCGACGGACGGGAATCATGGCGATGCGTGTAGCCAATAGCGAAGATGGGAAGTATCTACGGATCTATCGCGGGGAAGGCAAAAACGGAGAAGATATGGGCGGTGTCGAAGTACGCGAAGACACATTCAATGACGTAAATATCGGACATATATACAACCAGCTCCCTGAGTCTATCCGTGCTCAGTACCGCACGAAGAAGGGGTACGGACCTAAAGCCACCTACCAAGAGCCGAGTCCATCTGAGATGCGTCAGATTATAGGGAAGAACATCAACGATCCGAACGTTCAGAGAGCTCTCTTGCGCTTACCGAATGCACGCATAATTAAGCCACAGCCTGCACTCACTTCTACCCCTGCACCAGCACCAGCCCATGCGAAGCCAGCACAACAGAAACAAGCACCGAAGGGCGAAGCCTATAAGGGAAGTGGATCAAAGGGCAAAGCCTACTAACCAATCACCAGCAACTCATGCCAAGCGATAAGACGCAAAAGAACCTATCAGGACTCCACAATACGCTGGAGACCATGGGCTACTCAGTCCCAAACATCGACCAGTTCGCCAAGGATATGCGCAAGGAGGAAAACCTGCGCAGTGTATATGACAAGGTTTCATCGGGAGGGTATGAGCTTCCCGACTTCGAAACCTTTAAGGCAGACATGGGATGGATAAAGCCCACGCCAGCAGGGGTGCCTGTGCCTCTCCGCCCTAAGGCTCCAACCATGCCCAAGGCTCCACTGACAACTCAAGCTCCCTTTGGTTTTGATTTACCAGCCAATCCTAAGAAGCCGTCATATGCCCCCAAGGCTCGATTAGGATTCCCACGACTCGACAAGAAGATGCGCCCTGTGCAGGAGGTGAATGATCCAAGTGTGCCACTCTTGAAAACCACACGCGATGTGGCGCAAGATGAGCACGGCAACGTCGTCAACGTGGTGAAGCCCGAGCTTGTCCCCGACTTCGATCCCAACAATGGTGGGGTGACCGCTCCCAAGGCTCTCTTGGACGTGACGACGGGTAAGACTATTCGCCCCACCGAGCTGAGCAAGGAGGAGGTAGAGGGCTACAATGCTGGCAACATCGATGCTATCAAGGATCCTAAGCTTCGTCAGGCTTTGAAGGAGGCTAATGTCATCTACACACCTACACTCACCGAGAGTGACGCACGACGTAAGGCGGGAGAGCTGACAAGCGAAATTGATAAGGCTCTTTCCGAACGCACAGAGTACCTCGACAAGAAGGCGGGCGACGTGACTATCGCGGATAGCCCAACGGCATGGGGTATCCGTGGCTTCAATATTCCAGCGGCAGCAAACAAGTCGCGCATTGAGCAGGTCAACGACAGCGAGTATATGACGCTGGAGGCTGCTCGTAGGACGATGCAAGACGTGAATAATCTCATTAGCGAAGCAGACCACAACACGAAGCAAGGGAATGACCTTGCCTCTGTTTATGAGCGGAGTGCGCTTGCTGGTACTCTTCGAGGCTTCGGGACAACCATTATCAATCCCAAACTATGGGATCAGGGAGCGAGAGACCTATCTGATACCGCTCGCCTTGCCAGGGCTGTCGATAAAGCAGACCGAGGGGAGCAGCTCACCCGAGGAGAGCAACTACTACTTGATGCTAAGGCTAACGAAATGGCGACAGCTCTTTACTTCGAAGACCGCATAGGGCGAGGCTATAAAGCAGGGAGTGTCACTGCAAATGCCGTCCCCTTTATGGTGGAGATGGCGATGAGTGGTGGTATCTCTACTATGGGGAAGAACCTATCATCTGGGCTTGCTCGCTATGCTATGAGACGCTTCGGAGCAAAGTTTGCAGGCAAGACCCTTATTAAGGGGGCGATACGTGGAGGATCTAAGATAGTGGGGTCGATGGTCGCTGGAGGTGCAATGGCGAATACCTTCGGGGCAATGAAGACCGCATCCAATATCATTGGGCGCACCACAGGGAATGTGCAGTTTGCCACGGGCGTGGATGCTGAAGGGCGAGCAACGACTACCTACGGAGGTCACACCGAGGGCGACAGCTTGGGCGAAGCCTTCGTTAAGGGCGAACTATCAAGCACAGCAGAATACGCTACGGAGCTATTGGGCGACGGGCTTGTTGATGCGGTGACGTGGGCAGCAGGAAAGGTCGCCTCCCCTATTGCCGCCAAGATCACCAAGCTGATCGGGAAGACGGGGACAGAAGTAGCCGAGCAGGTAGGCAAGAAGTCGGTACTCGGGAAGGTAGTGGGGAGCGTCGGTGATTCTGGGGTATGGACCTTGTCGAAGGCAAGCAAGTTCATCGGGAACATGCAGGCCTCTAAGTTCGCAACCTCACTGAAAGCCCTTGAGAAGCAAGCGCAATGGAATGGTGTGTTTGGCGAATACCTCGAAGAGAAGGCCAATGATATAGCCGCTGTGATGATTGGAGACAAGGATCTATCAGCCGACAAGGGCAAGGGCTTCTTCAACCTTGATGACAATATCGACACCTTCCTCGGGGTTTCCCTTATGGGAGGTGTGATGAGTGCAGCGCATACTGTCGGCTACGTTGCTGGCGGTGGTGCACGAGGTATGGCACGCTATCAGATTGGCAGCAGTGAGGGGGCAGTGTGGAGTACGCTCACCACGGATGAGCAACGCAATGCGTGGGACGACGTGCGCAGACAGATCCTGCTCCAGGATGGTAAGGAACAGGTAGATGCAGTGCGATCAGCAATCACGAATCCGAACTTCAATGCGGATCAGCGTAGGGCTATCCTCGACTATACAAAGGCTGTGCAGAAGTACAAGGGGATGAGCGAATACCGACGTAAGCAGGGAGAGGATATGAATGCAGACCCTATCCAGAACGAGCTGGCAGACTCCTACGACAAGGGCGCAGGAATGACCGAGGCGGAGGAGATGAGCCACGCACGCAGCTGGTATGAGTTCGCACAGCAGAAGGCGGCAGAGCGTCTCGGGGTAGATGCTGATGCCCTCGATGAAATGGGAGCACCCGACCAGCTGACGCTCGACCAGGTGGCACAGCTACGAGAGGAGCACAACGAACAGGCAGTGCAGTCCTACGTGGACTACCTCAATGCACGTGCGACCTACGAGGGTATGATCGGGAGTGTCTCCCAGGGCATACAGGCTGAGGCTGCACAAGCTGAGCAGGCAGTGCGCTCACAGCAGCACAAGGACGGAACGCTGCGTCGTGCTACACTCCGCGGCACGGAAGGGCAGAAGGTAGAGGTTCATATCAAGGACGGAGACCTTGTCCTGGATGAGGATGGACGTATCGATACCGACAAGTCCAGTAAGGACTTTATTGTGCGAGATGAAGAGACAGGGGTAGTGCGCTTTGCCAGTATTGATGATGTTATCAGTGCTGAGCAGGCAACGAGTGCGGACGAGGCCGTGAACGACGCGGTTAATGCCGTCTACGAACGCAGGGAGAAGGAAGCAGCCGATGCTATCAACGGGACTATCACCCCGCAGGTAGGAGCAGTATACGACCTCCTCGATGCTGATGGCAATCCACAGCAGATCGCTATCCAGCAGGTAGGACAAGACGGCACACTTGATGTGGACTACTCGGGAGTACCCCACAAGATGACTACCGATGAACTGCAGACCATGGCGGATAACACCCGCGCACGACAGATCGAGAATGAGCATGCAGCCCAAGTGCAGCAGGCAAAGGCGGAAGAGAGGGAAGAGCGTGAGCAGGCGGGACTACCACGCTATGCGCTTAATGATGAGCTGACTATTCGCACTCCCGAAGTAGAAGAGCTCACGGGCTACGTCACGAACGAGGAGGATGAGGACGGAAATATCGAAGTGTACTTTAATCAGCCCTATGAAGGGAAGAAGGTACATCTCTTCACTAAGGACTACCTTGACGGGGTGGTAGTAGGGACACGTCTCAGTCCTGAGACCAATACCAGTGCAGGAACGGTCGAAGCTCCAGCAGCACCAGTGTTAGCTCAGGTGCAATCCGTAGATGAGGAAGCTCCAGCAGAGGATGAGGAACCCGCACCAGCACCTATTCATGAGGAAGAAGAGAACGACATCATCGGTCGAAGTATGACCGAAGAAGAAGCCGAAGCCTTCCTTACAGCTATCTCCAACAACCACGAGGTAGCCCCAGAACTTGAGCTAACAGCAGAGAATTGGTATGCTGAGTTTGGCGAAGATGGTATCGTGCACACGCCCATAGGAGATGCTCATATGGGTGAAAATCAGTTCCTCAAGATGATGCGCGATGGGAGAAAGAGTAAGCTCGGTATGATCCGCCCAACGCTTGAAGCTCCGCACGCTATTGTCGAAGAGCTAAGCACGGCCAAGGAAGGGCAAGAGACGGAACGAGACAGCTCATATATCTACATCCGCGTATTCGAAAAGGAAGATGGGAGTCGTCATTACCACTTCACCTCTGTATCTGTACAGCGAGATGGAGGTGAGGTAATCGTGTCTAATCAGGAGAAGAGTAGAAATCAGGTGAAGCGGTTGCTTACAGAAGGCGTAGTGCTTTGGATGCGCGCCGACAACGCACCTGACACTTCGGACGTAGATCAAGACTTATACTCATCGCAGGGGACTGAATTGTCCGACCCCGCTTCTGAGGGCACGGATGCGTCTCAAAGCACGCCTTCTGAGAGCAAAGATAGTGAAAGCACCTCACACGCTGATCCCAACGACGAGAGCCTCTCACCCGGGGAAGCGTACGAAGCGGTGTTGCGTGCAACCAATGGCGACGTAGTCCTCGCTCTCGAAGTTATCGAGAGCACCATTGCTGACAAGGAGAAGGCACTTGCCAAGGCTAAGAAGGTCAAGCCGCGAAGTGCCGACACAATTGAGGGTAAGATCCAGGCGCGCGAAGAAGTAGCTGCTGGTATTGAAGCTGCGGAGGCTTCGCTCGCACACTGGCAGGCTGTCGCTGAGATAGCAGCTGAGCAGGTGCAGGGTGATGTAGTAGAGGAAGAAGCTACCCAGCCCGAAGCCGAAGGGCTAACGGGAGATCCTGTACCCGAAGAGGAAGAAGTCAAGGGTAAGAAGGCGGATGTTGATCTCACGTCACAACAGGCTAACGTCCCCGAATGGAACAAGGATACCCCTGCTGACGCACGTACACGTGGATACATTAAGGTGGCAAGTGTTCGAGTTGATCGCCAGAGAGAGCTTACTGACGTACTTATCGGTAAGGAGTCTGATGTAAAGTTCGCAACGAACGACACCCAGCATGCTCGCTACGCTATCATCGAAGCGGAGAGCCTGCAGCCAAGCCACATCAGAGGCTATCAAAATCAGCTGCACTTCATTCCCGAGGCACAGCCAAAGGATAGAAGCGACGTTGTCAGCGAGCAGGCGGCAGTACGTATCGCAGCTAATATCAATCCCGAGGAGATCACGACGAGTGCCACGGCTTACACGGGTGCTCCTACCATCAACGCACGTGGTGAGGTAATCCAAGGCAACAGCCGAGCAGACGCACTTCGTGTCGTATGGGAGTCCTTCCGTGAGACCAGCGGTGAGAAGTATAAGCAGTATCTCATCGATCATTCCGAGGAGCTTGGTTTAGATCCCGAATCTATCGAGGGCATGAAGTCCCCCGTGCTGGTGCATCTTGCCGACGTGAGTGATGACCGAGCAATTGAGCTGGGGCAGTATAGACAGAGTGATATCGAGAGCGGTGGCGTCGAACGTATCAACCCGCAAACACTCTATGCTAAGATCGGGGAGAAACGTGATACCTTCATTCGCTTCCTGCTGGGAACAAGCGACGACGACCTCAGCCTTGCCGAGTCCATCACACGCAATGCAGCTGAGACGCTGAGCTGGCTCAATCGCCAGGGATTCATCTCCGACACGCAATTCCGTAGTGCCTTCGGGTCTAAGGGAGAGATCACGGCAGAAGCTAAGGAGGACCTCCGCAAAGCTTTGTACCGCTCCTTCTTTGAGGGCGCGCACAACAGCCTGGAAGCAGAGTTCTACAACCTCCCCAAGCGTACCCAGCAGGCACTACTCCGTGTCTCCTATCGCGACCAGCAGAGCCCAGCAGATGCGCACTTCCTCGATGAACTGCAAGCGTCGGTAAGTGCATACAACGCCCTCATGGGGTATGCACCATTCGCTGAGGCTAAGACCTTCGAGGATGCAGAGCGTGCCGTCGAAACGTGGATGCGCTTCTCGGGTGACCTCATCACGGGTGAGGTGAACTCCGAGCAGTATAGTAACTTTGCCGTACAGCTCGCACTCCGCTATAAGTTCCTAACGCAGAAGGAGCTCATCTCAAAGCTCAATGCGGTGTACGATGCAGTGCAGGCGGTGTCCGAGGATACGATCTTCGGGGAAGGCGAAGCAAATCCTAAGACGCTTGCCGAGGCGGTGAGCGAAGTATTCAGCATAAATATCGACATAGAAGATGGAAGTACTGGAAGCAGCTCTCCTGGCAGCGACCTTGAAGGGAGCAATGGCGGGGAACAAGAAGGACAAGGAACACCTGGCGGCAATGAACAAGATCAGAGCCGAGCAGGGACGTCCGAGCGTAGAGGAGGAGCTGCAAGCGATCCTCAAGAAGGGGAAGGAGTAACCACCGAAATAGAAGAAGTAGCCCCCGAAGCGGGGGACACCCAGGCGAGTGATGCGACTGGGGAGGGGTATCGTTTGTCTGCTATTGCATCTAAGCGAGGAGGAAACTTCTTTGAGAATAATGAGGGGAGCATTGACTTAGTCAAGATCTCGGACAATGTGTTTGAAGCTATTGGTATCAAGCCATTGCCCATGAGAATGACTGAGGCTATGGCTCAGCATATCATTAAGCAACATGCAAAGGAGCTGGGTATATCAACTCAAGAGGAGGCAGTCGCCTTCGTCGTTGATATCATGCAACACTTCGATCACGTACGAGAAGGGAACAAGCTCAATACTTATATTTTCTCTATAGAAAAGGGGCGTAGTCGTACAGGGAAGAGAGCCGTTACTTTAGTTCTTCCAACGAAGAGTGGGGAGTATCTGGGAGTATCTTCCTCAGGCTATGAAAAGGTTAAGAGCTTAAAAGAAAGAGCGTTGCTTTGGGAGGAGGGCGCGAATAATATGACTCCTGCTACAGAGACCGCCTCTGCAAATGTTACCTCCCCATCAGCCACACAAGGCGGAATGACTGGGGGCAGCGCTTCAAACCAAAGCCACACTCTTTCGGTAGACAAAGATAGCGAAAAGGAGATAGCTGAGGGAGGCGCAAGTGAAATGACCCCCGAGCAGCGGACACTTCTGGACGGGACTAATCCCCGTCAATATTCCGATACTCAGGAGTCATTATCTACCGACAAAGATAGTGAAACGTCTACCCATGACAAGGCTATCCGAGATGAGCTTGTCAATACAATGCGCGATGCAGGCATTGAAGTTATCACAGACGAAGCCGAAGGGCAGGCTGTGCTTGATGCCGTACATGCAGGTGAAGCGCAGATGCAACGAGCCTACCATGGGACGGATGCTGACTTTGAAGCCTTTGACCATAGCCACATGGGAGAGGGAGCAGGTGGTCAAGCATACGGCTGGGGCTCTTACTTCACCGAGGAGGAGGAGGGCGTCGCTCGGTCCTATGCAGGAGGTGGCTTCGTATATGAGGCAGAGCTGCCCGATGATACGGGAAGCAACTACCTGCATTTTGAGAGCAAGCCAAGCAATAAGGACATCGCCCGTGTAAAGAGGGAGCTTGTCGAGTACATCCTACGCAATGATGAAGAGGGCTTGTACGACTATCCTCAAGGTAAGGAGGACTTGAAGCGTGAGTTAGATGAAGCTGGAGATCCTTCAACCTGGAGAGATCTCTATGGTACGGCATCTTCGCACCTCGGCTCAGACAAGGTAGCCAGTGCCTTCTTCCGCTCCATTGGGTATGTGGGTATCCGATACAATTCATCGGAGTCCGAAGGAGCTAAGGCAAACTTTGTCATCTTTGATGAGGACGACATTTCCATACAATCCAAGGTGCGCCTATTCAAAACTACCAGTGGAGAGGTATATGGGTTTGTCAAGGACGGGAAGATCTATCTCGACCTCAAGCACGCAACAGCAGAGACGGCTATCCATGAGTATACGCACCTTTGGACGAGTGCCCTGCGTAGAGTCAATCCCCGTGCATGGAAGTCCATACGGAAACAGCTCAGGAACTTTGATCTGTGGAGTGATACAGCAAGCCGATATCCCGAACTCAAGGAAGATGAAGATGCCTTAGCTGATGAGGTGCTTGCTCAGTACTCGGGTAAGCGTGGTGCACAGCGCATAGAGGAGGAGCTGAAGAAGGCTGAGAATGATACGGATCTTATCGGTAAGGCGCGTGTGCTCGCAGCGTTCAATAGCCTAAAGGAAGCACTCAAAACCTTTTGGACTGAGGTTGCTGACTTCTTCGGGATGGACTATTATAAGTCCGTGGAAGACGCAGCTGACAAGGCTATAAGCGACCTTTTGCGCGGGGTAAATCCTAATGCTGTAGAAGCAAAGAAGGAGACCACAAAGAAGAAGCCCACCAAGAAGGTAACAGCGAAGAAGGAGACAGCTACGTCAAGTGTCATCGCCCCCGACAGCGAACGATACAATGGGTATATCGTGACACTCCCCAAGTCTGGGAAGGCTGGCGCAGAAGTCGGTAACATAGAGGAGTTCGTAGGAGCAGATGAAATGCGAGAGGGGCTGATGGTTGTCTACCAAGCCCCCGAAGGGTTTGCCGTGGCCAGCAACGGAACTATGGCCATTGCGGACAAAACGCAGTTCGACGTGTACAAGAAGGGGAAGGCGTACAAGCTGGACGGGACAACGATTGATGCTGGGGCATGGAAGCCCCTCAAAGATAAGTGGCAGTCATTCGTCTCTACGGAAACGAGAGGTGAGAACTCCGACCCATTCACAGAGTCCCCCGTGAACATCACCCGACTATCCAAGTATTTGGATCGCGTAGAGCAAGACCTCTACAACAGATGGAAGTATGCCAAGAGCGAAGGGCTGACAAAGGATAGCTTCAAGACGTATCGCAGTCGAGCGATGGTGTCTATCCCCAATGGACGAGGAGGATACGTGAGTTATCCATATACAGGTCTGCGAACCATAGCCTTGGCCGCAAAGCGATTAGGCGTTACATCCTTCTTCGTAGAAGGGGATCTACACTTTGGCTCTTCCGTGCAACCTGGCCGTCGTATTGTTGGCAATGGGAGACTCGGGTCTGTGGTACACGCGGGCTATTTTGAAACAAGAGATCCTAATGCCTCCAAGAGGAAAGAACTCTCCTATCTGTATGATGAGTCTGTTGGAGTCAAGGATGTAGACGAAGGGGTGCGCATGCAGAAGGGAGATGAAGGCTTGTCTCTTCAAGAAACGTCTGATGCAATAAATGCACGCTTCAACGAAGAGCTGAAGGAGCAACTTGAAGGAACTCTGCCACAAGATCATATCTACACACTGGGTCTACCAGGGAAGATCCTTCGGAGCACAGGCATACCAAATCTACCCATTGAGATGTCGGCAAGCCGAGCAAATCTAAAGAGCAATCAAGAGAACCACCCCTTCTCCCTGGAGGTGCTGGAGGATCTCCCTAAGATGCTACAGCATCCCATTGCCGTCTTTAGCTACGGGGATAAGAGAAAAGCTCAGAATGTCATTGTGGAGGTAGAGCATCAAGGGCAAAACCTGCTGGTCGGGTTGTCGCTCAACCAAGAGAAGGATGGCATTGAGGTGAACTCTATTAGAGGGCTATTCCCTAAATACACCCACGGATGGTTGCTTTGGATACAGCAAGGCAAAGCCCTATACCTCAATAAAGAATCTATCCAAGATAAGATAGAGCAATGGCGAACCAATCTCGCCAACGTGCCCTACCTCAACTTGGATAGCATCACAAAGGTAGTAGAAACATTTGACAACCCACCCCTTGCGAGCGAAGATCTCGAGATCAGTAATGATAATCAATCGTCCGAGTATAACGACGAGGAGGTGCGCTTCCGCAGTAGCCGCCTATCCCCTGAACTTCAAGCTGTCAAGGATCAGGCAAAGGCGGATGGGAGCTTCATGAAAGCCCCCAATGGGAGACCCACCAATCTTACGGAGAAGCAATGGCTACAAGTCCGTACGCCTGAGTTCAAGGAGTGGTTCGGAGACTGGGAGAACGACCCAACAAATGCGTCTAAGGTAGTAGATGAGAACGGGGAGCCGATGGTGGTGTATCACGGAACGAGTGTCAGTAGTAGACGTTTCTTCAAATTTAAGGACGGAGCCCCTAATTGGTTTACGCCATCGGAATATTACGCAAAGGCTTTCACTTTCGATGAAGATATCCCTGTCATGTATCCATCGTTTATCAAGATCAAGAAGACTCTACGCTTAGGGTACATTGATGGCGATGTAACATCAGAAAAGGTCAGGTCGCTATCTCTTGATACGGGGATAAGTGAGAGTAGCATCAGATACATAGTGTCGAAAGAAAGAGCCGATAAGGTCTATCAAATAACCAATTCACCACTCTTCAAAAGAGAGGCTATGACTCTTGGTTATGATGGGATGATGGCATTTGAAGGAGGCGTCGACTCTTTCGCGGTCTTCTCGCCCTCCCAGATCAAGAGTGCCACAGAGAATACTGGCTCGTTTGACGGGATGAATGATGATATTCGATACAGCTCCCACGATGCAGTCGAGCAGGAAGAGTACGACATGCAGGATCTCGAAGAGGTGGCCACCAGCATGGCAGAAGTCCTCGGAGAGGACGTGCGAGTCATCCACGATACGGCAGAGGTCGAAGGACGAAATGAAAGCGAGACGAGCAGAATGCGCGGAGCTAAGGGCTGGTATGATCCTAAGATGGGGCAGGTGGTAGTGGTGCTACCTAATGCAGAGAGCGCAGATGATGTCGAAGCTACTATCCTCCATGAGGTCGTAGGGCACAAGGGCTTGCAGGAGCTTGTCGGTAAGGACCAGTTCGGCAAGTTCCTTGACGAGGTGTTCGAAGGTGCTAACGAAGCCGTGCGAAATGGTATTGTCGAGCGAAGCAAGAGATACGGGTGGAACACCCGCCTTGCCACCGAGGAGTATATCGCAGAGCTTGCCGAGCAGGGCTTCAAGGATCTCGAAGCACGCGACCTGTGGAATGTTGTACGCAACGCCTTTTACAATCTCCTCAGCCGAGTGAAGCTCGCTTTAGGCTGGAACATCAGTGACCGCGAGCTCCGCTACATGCTTTGGCGCACGTATCAGATGAAGAAGGGCGAGGGGCTTATGGGACAGGCTAAGGATATAGCCATGCAGGAGAAGCTGGGCGTAGGTAACTACGACGGGATACGCTTCCGCCAGGGAGAGATAGCTCCAGTAAAGGTGGCAGCTACCTATGATGCGCTTATCCGTAAGTCGGGCTATCAGACCCAAGAAGCACTACAAGATAGTATGCTCTCGCTGAAGAAGACTATGGAAATGATCATGAAGGCTAAGGGAGATGCCAAGTACATCGAGGAGATCGAAGGGTATCAGAATGCCTACATGGGAGAGAATAGGCTCTCGAGTGTGAATCAAGCCGAGGCCGCAGCTTACACCCGTATGGCTCTTGAACCTCTGGTGGAAGAGGTAAGTCGTCTTGCTGGTGGATCTCACCATTCGTATGTCACGGACTACATGATGGCTAAGCATGGGCTGGAACGTAACCGAGTAATGGCTTTCCAAAAAGCAGTAGAGGCAGATGTTGATACGCACAACAAGGCCGTCAAGGAAAGTGGCGAGGGTGAGGAGCTCACGGCAAGCAGTCTTTGGGATGCATACCTCAATGATACGGACCGCATAAGAAACGAAGCCGACTATCGAAACGGAGTGATCACAGCGGACGCATGGCACAAGGTCGACGATGAGATCCGAGCACGCTTCGCACCAAGCTATGCGAAGTACAGAGAGCGAGATTACGCAGGTCTTACTGGCTTGCTTGATCGTCCCGACGTGGCTATTCAGACACTTGAAGCCGAAGCTATCGAAGAGGTTATGAAGTTCGAGAAGGTGAACGATGTCACTGAGCTGTGGGAACTCACGAACAAGGCTACGGATGCACCTCTATCTAAGCAGTACGAAGGAGGGCTAATGAGCAGAGAAACGCTGGAGCATGTACGTAATATGTACGGGTACTACATCCCTCTGCGAGGCTTCGATGAGACTACCAGCGATGATGTGTATAGCTATCTTGGCGACCGTGACCGCGCCTTCTCTCCCACATTGAAGAAGGCTAAGGGACGTAGCAGCAAGGCAGAAGATCCGATAGCTCATATAGCGAGTATGATGGAGTCGGCTATCTTGCAGAGCAACCGCAATAAGCTGGTGCGTCAGAAGTTCCTGAACTTCGTAGAGAATAACCCCAGTGACCTCTTTAGTGTACAGAAGCTGTGGGTGCAGTGGAACAATGTCACTAAGACGTGGGATGCTGTGCTCCCTGAGTTCGATCCCAGTGATACGAGCGAGGAGGTCATCCGCAAGACGCAGGAGTTCGAGGAGACAATGCGTGAGAATAAGCGTAAAGACCCGAAGAACTTTAAGCTGGCAAGCGAGCAACCCTCTATTCCCTACCGCGTTGTGGGTAAGGATAAGAAGATGCAGCACCAAATCATAGTCAAGCGAGGAGGTCGTGATATCGTCATCATCGTCAATGGCGACCCACGTGTGGCAATGGCTGTCAATGGACTGACCAATCCTGATGGCAATGTCAGTGGGCATATCGGTGCGATCTTCAAAGCTGGTGCAGCTGTGAATAGGAAGCTCGCAGGCTTCTATACATCGCTTAGCCCGAACTTCGTAGTGAAGAACTTTATCCGAGATATCATATACGCTAACACTATTGCCTGGGTCAAGGAGTCTCCATCCTATGCAATGCGCTATCACGGCAATGTGGGTAAGCTCGCAGGGCAGATGCACAGACTTGTCTATCTCTATGAGCACGACAAGCTGGATATGTCTAACGAAACCCACCGTATGTTTAAGCTCTTTATGGCAAATGGTGGGGAGACGGGGTACTCGCAACTTCGAAGTATGGACCGCCACAAGAAGGAGGTGGAGCGTATGATGAAGGAGTCAGGAGGACGTATTAGCCTCAAGCAGGGTCTCCGCTTGCTGGGTAGCACTATGGAGTTTGCTAACCGAGGAATAGAAGATCTCTCACGCTTTGCAGCGTTCATGACGAGTAGGCAGATGGGGCGTACGATCGACCGATCTATCTATGATGCAAAGGAGATGACCGTGAACTTCAACAAGAAGGGGGCGGGCTCTACCTTCCTTGAATCGAAGACTCAGGATGGGTGGGGAAAATCAGCCGCCTTCATCTCGGGTATGGGCCGTAGCTTATACCTCTTCTGGAACGTATCAATTCAAGGGTCGGTTAATATAGCCCGTGCGGTAAAGCGCAATCCCAAGAAGGGTACGGCATATCTCGCCACGTTCCTCGCCCTCGGTGCCCTTCAAGCTATGCTACCTGCCCTTACGGGAGGAGATGACGATGATAGATATTGGAACTTGCCCGACTATGTGCGACGCAATAATATCTGTTTCTTTGTCGGAGACGTGCTTGTGAAGATACCTCTACCGCAGGAAGCCCGCGCTATCTTCGGTATTGGGGAGCTGGGGATGAGCTATTCATCAGGAAAGGAGGAGAAGACTCCTATGGAGCTTGCGCAAACCATCGCAGGGCAGCTCTCACAGGTAATGCCACTTGACCTTATGGATGACTCGGGGGCTACCCATGCGCTTATGCCAAGCCTTGCTAAGCCCTTCTTTGAGGCGCAGAATAACCACAGCTGGATGGGGCGCCCTATTTGGAAGGATACTGACTACAATAAGGCAATGCCCGACTGGACTAAGGCTTACAAGTCAACAGGTGGTGTGTATGTGTGGCTCGCTAAGGAGCTGAACGCACTCTCGGGTGGTGATGACTACAAACAGGGCTTGATAAACCTAAATCCAGCAAAGTGGGAGTACCTATTCAAGGGTTACCTCGGAGGGCTCTACACAGCGGCCGATCAGATAATTAAGTCCAGCGAGACCGCCTTTGGAGATCGAGACTTCTCGATGCGCGATGTGCCTATACTCTCAGGCTTCCTGGATAGTGCTGACGAACGCAACGATATGCGCAATGTCAACAACACCTACTACCACTACAAGGAAGAAGCGAAGGAGGTCCTCCGCTTGGGTAAGTCCTACGAGCGTGACGCAGAGCAAGGAAAGGGCGACTATGCTAAGAAGCTGGATGAGCTGGTGAATACCAAGTCGTATGAACGTGCCCTGCTCTTCGATGACCTTAGCAAGGAAATCGAAACTATGCAGAAGGAACTGAAGGAGACAACCATCCCCAAGGAAGCAGAGGAACTCCAAGCGGAGATTGATAAACAGAAGAAGGCACTGGTAGTCCAGTTGCGCCAAATGAAATAAGCGAGAGAAGAGAAGATGAATACCTACACTAAGAAGCTCCGTCGTCTAAGTCAGGTGGGCGGATCGAAGAAGATAGATTCAGTAGCAGCTACCAAACATCATGGAGAGTATGCTCGAGCGATGAGCGTCCTAATGGAGGCTCGGCGTAGCTGGGATGCTATGTCTCGTTATCGAAAAGATCGAGAACGATGCAAGCGATATACCTATGGTGACCAGTGGAAGGACGTTGTCAATGTAGATGGCAAGACGATGACCGAGGAGAACTACATCAAGGCTCAAGGGAGCGTACCGCTCAAGAATAATTTGATCCGTCGCCTTGTGCGTAACGTCCTCGGTGCATACCTCAAGCAGACGAAAGAGCCCGTATGCGTGGCACGAGACAGAGACGAGCAGCGACTCGGTGAGACGATGAGCACCATACTCCAGTACAATATGCAGCTCAATAGCATGACGGAGATTGGAGCTCGCTCTATGGAGGAGTTTGTCATCAGTGGTCTGACCGTACAGCACAAGAGCTATGGTATTCGTGAGGGACGTCTTGACTGCTGGACTCGAATAGTGAATCCGAGTCTCTTTTTCTTAGACTCGAACTCTCAGGATGTGCGTGGATGGGATGTCAGTATTGTAGGAGAAATCCACGATATTGATTTGCAAACGCTTTTCCGTGAGTTTGCCAGCAGTAGAGAGGAATGCGACCGCCTGAGAGAGATATATCGCCAGGCACGTGATGGGTCGTATGTAAGTGACTATTTCTCCCAGTTTCCAGACTTCGGATATAGTGATGCAAGAAGCTACGATTTCTTTACGGGAAGAGATCCACGTAGGTGTCGTGTGATCGAAGTGTGGAGAAAGGAGACGAAGGAACGATACTTATGCCACGATCCCAATAACGGGGAGGTGTACAAGATCGATACTGAGGACTACGGGCGTATGGTAGATGCGGTAAATAGCGAACGTCTTATGATGGCATCCGAGCAAGGTATCCCCGAGGAGGATGTCCCACTGATCGAGGCTACTTGGTTTGTAGATGATTACTGGTACTTCTACTATCTCAGTCCCTTCGGACACATACTGAAGGAGGGAGAGACTCCCTACCTACACAAGAGCCACCCCTACGTCTTCAAAGCTTATCCATTTATTGATGGAGAGATCCACTCGTTTGTGTCTGATGTGATCGACCAGCAGCGATATACCAACCGCCTCATCACGCTGTACGACTGGGTTATGCGTTCGAGTGCAAAGGGAGTATTGCTTATCCCCGAGGATAGCGTGCCCGAAGGTATGACGCTTGAGGAGTTCGGAGAAGAGTGGAGTCGCTTCAATGGAGTAATAGCCTTCACCCCGAACAAGCAGGGGGTGCTACCCCAGCAGATCTCGAGCAACGCCACGAATATCGGCATCGGGGAGCTACTGAATATCCAGCTCAAGCTCTTCGAAGATGTGTCAGGGGTGCATGGGGCACTGCAGGGGAAGCCAGGCTTTGCGGGGATGAGCTCCAGCCTATATGCTCAGCAGACACAGAATGCTACGAACTCACTGGTGGATCTCATGGATAGCTTTAGTGCGTTCACGATCCAGGGAGCGTACAAGGATGTGAAGAACATTCAGCAGTTCTACGATGAGAAGCGTGTGGTGAATATCGCAGGCAATGACTCAAGCCTCCTACCTGATGATCCTCGTAAGATTCGAGATATTGAGTTTGACCTCTCCATAGCAGAGAGTTCATCGAGCCCCGTATACCGCCAGCTTGCAAATGAGTTCTTGCTTGAGGTATGGAAGGCTGGTCAGATCACGCTCAACCAGCTATTGGAGGTGGGTGACTTCCCGTTTGCGGATAAGCTACTGCAGAGTATTGACTCGCAGGCCGAGCAGATGAAGCAGGGCATAGCTCCCGATGGGATAAGCCCCGAAATGCAGCAGCAGGCTATGGCTATGGCTGATCCAGCTGCCGTAGAAATGGCTCACCGAGCCATCACGGCAAACTAACAGGGACGTGAAATGATTAGCCCCGTGCTCGACGTTGGTTAGGCACGGGGCTGAGATATAATCGTCAAAATGAAACGTAAAAGGAATTAGAAACAGGATACATTCAGAATGACCCTTTGGGGAAATGAATAGTTATCTAAATCCGAGTTCGATTAACTCCAGGGCATTTGTTACTTTTGCAAAGAGAGAACTATTCAATTCACAATGGCAAGCACAAGCAAGACGAGAACCCTTCGGGCATTCACTGTAGAAAATACTACAGAGACAGAATCACATATCAACCTACTCCAGATACTATTGGATTCCTTGACTACAAGAAATACTTTGGAGACTAGGCTGATGCCTCTCACTTCTGATGAAGGAGATGAAAATGACCTTCTGACTTCTTGGAAATGTGAACAAGGTATATTCAGAGGAATTGTTCGACCTGTTCTACCAAAGGATTTAACGTCCAGTTTGCCTGCCTCCTTCCTTAATAAGGAGCATGTCACAACTGATGAACTTATAAAAGAGTCTTCTAAGTCAGATATTTTCACGACATTGCCTCCTTGCTACTTTGCTGTTTCAGATAGACATATTGTGATTCTCTTTAATAACAAGTATTCTCAACGTAGATTTGAAACTTATATCAATTGGCTTACAGGTGACATAAGGAAGGATTACTGGATAGCCTTTAATGAAGTGATTAGTCTACCTAATGACTCTATATTATCGACAACCTCGTCCATTCTACTCGGGAATCATACTGCTATTTCTCTGGATAGTCCTTCGTCTCCGATGCAGACGATGCTAAAGAAGGTGTCTGCATCTGCTCTTGCATTACTTACGGAGATGGACGCCTTTAAAGATTTAGGGTTTGATATAGAAGATGTATTGGAACTATCTCTTCTCTTTAAAGTTAATAAGAAGAAAATTAGTAAAGATGATGCTGAGCAACAGATTAGCAAACTTGCTCGCCTATTCTCTCAAGAGGAGGATATAGTTCTAAAAACGAAAGAAGGAGACCTTAGTGTCAATAAAGCCCTAAAAAAGACGAAGAGTATCAAAGTGGAAACGACTTCACAGGGAGCGATCAATGAAGCAATGCTCTTTGCTGAACTGGAGAAATTCTTGATAGAGCTGAGGCAATGAAGCTGAGTAAGTATATTATCAAATCCTTACTGAAGGGGATACTCATAAGAATAATACTCCTTCTGGTATGTCTTTTTGACTTTAAACAAGGATCTATCGTACTACAGATATCATTTGGAGTGCTTGGTATACTCTATTCTATTGCTGTAAGTACTGCTGTTTCGATAGATTTGTCTAAGGTGCGTAATGATCGACATCGTAGCAAATTCAGGGAATCTCTTCATAATATTGTATCCTCACTCACGATAGACCTCTTGCTCACTTCTCTTCTTATAATCTTAGGGCTGTTGCTTGAACCAATAAAGATTCACATAAGAGGTATAGATCTACATCTAAGCTATGCCACTTGGGGAATACTATTTAGTCTGCGTTCACTCTTTTTTGAGGCGCTATCTTTTATACATCTATTGCAATTCAAGGATGATTTGACGGAGCGAATTATTAAAGAGGAGGATCGTTAAAGTAAGAAATGACGTTCAGATAGCTTCAGAATCTCCATAAAGTGGCATCAATGTAATGCTTCGTTATCATCGAGTGAAGCTGCTAAACTTGTAATATACAGAGGATTATTCTTTTTCTTACCTTTTAGATACTATATAGTCGCTTCATTGACGGGCTTCATTCGTCTACTTGAGCGTCGTTGCTCTGGAGTCTTGATGGGTATGATCTTCGGCAGTGGCATTTCCTTCGTATTGGAGCTGATGTACAAGCCTATGGCTCGTGTCATCAGAAGGTCGTCATGCTTCCCGAGTATAGCTCCGTATGCTCCATTTTGCTTGCGCTCATAGGTGATGTACTCATTAAGACACCTCTCGTCACGCTCTACATAGAGCCCTTCACGAATGAATGTGATAAGTACATCGATTATTATGGGCTTGGTGTGGACGTTGGTATGAAATCCATATTTGCGAGGGATAGAGTCACGGATCTCATCGGCAGACTGAGGACGAGCATAGAGCCGATCATACACGTCTTTAATCTGATTGAGGATGAAGTGTGAATGATCTCCATCGACTTGTCGATTCGGGTCTTTCGTTTCGAGGGTGTTACTCTCAATGACCAGGAGGGCATCGTCGTAGTACTTGGCGATCTGCGCAGACTTCCACGCAAGTTTGTCCATATCTATATGTCCATACCACTGCGCTACGACCACGGGCTTTCCACCATCGATCATAAATAGTCGGTCAAACACACAGATGACGGAGTAGTCAGCCCCACGGCTACGTCCACCAATATCTACCACGACAAGATATCTATTCGTGATGCGCTCGGTCGGGTCTATCTCGGGCTTCTCCCAAATAGTGAATAGTCCTTGGTGGTCTTCAACAAAGCGCACGTTGGTGATAGCGTCCTCGCCCGTCGCTCCGTTGGCCACGACGTCACCCACGAAGCGTGGAGGCTTACACGTAGGTCTCAACGCTTCCACTTGGTACATGTCGAATACGCGTTGTCCTGAGTGGACGAAGGCTTCGATGTCGTCGGAGGGGAACTCAGACGCCATATCCCCGTGGTCGCTCTTACTCTTTCGCTCCTGGATATACCAGTGTATGGCCTCAAGGGTAGCACCCTGCTCCCATAGCCACCACAGGTATTTGCCTGGCTCGGCTCGGTCGCTCGCAGCATAGTCCGCCTTCCTATTCTTCCATAGCTCTGTGGCGAAGGCTTCGCGGTCGGGTATGTCAAGGCTGTACTGCTCGATCTCAAACCATGCCACGAAGAGAGCTTTGAATTGCGAGTCGCCACGACGGGCCGCATCATACTCTCGTTGGAAGAAGTTCCCCGTGCCATTAGCTGTGGACTCATACACGATCATAGTGTACGGCTTGTAGAGTACCCCCGAGCAAGCGGAGCGTATGATCTGCTCGGGCGTCTTCCCCTCGGTGGTCTTCCATAGCCCCACCTCAGTGCAGTGCACCAGATTGTAGTCACCGCCACGCGCGCTGTCGGGAGCTTCTGCTGTCCCCAGCTTGATGTTGCACGAACGCTGTGGGATGCGCCTTACGTTTCTTTCCGATCCTATGCCGATTAGCTTTGGCTCATTAGGCTTGAACGATGCCCCTATCGGGTATAGTCGCTCGATGGGGTAGGCATTGATAAGACGCTCGAACATACCGCTTACCTCAGTAGACGCTGCTTTGACATGCCCAACGATGAGTGAGTTCAGTCCTACTTGATGGACCAGCTGTAGCCACGCCATGTATATCTGTGTAGCTGTCGATCCACCCCATTGACGAGCCTTCAATAGAATAAGGCGTATAGGGATACCCGCAAGACGCTGCTGCTCGAATGCCTCAACGAGTTTGCGCTGAGGATGATTGAGCTTGAATCGAACATCCGATCCACCACCTTTGCGCTTGATGAATACTTGGACAGCAGCCCAAAAGAAGAAGTCATGTTTTTCTCTTAGGCGAAGGAATACCTCAACGAGGGCTTGTCTATTTTCTTCAGTTTCCTCACCGTATCTATCGCAGAGGAATTTGGATAGACTACCAGCTCTTGATAGTTTCTTAATGAGCGGTATATCCTTCATTGAGAGAGGTAGATACTGCAGGTGCATAGCACCGAAGTCGGAGAGACGTAGCTCAAAACGCTCCAGCGGTGCCCCTAATCCAGTGATTGGATTAAAGGGCGCATGGAGCGTACTGATCCGTCTCTCATTCTCTTGCAGTATTCGTGCTACTTCTTCGCGCATTGAGTGAGGTATCCAGCTATGAGACCCACGATGAAGCCCCAAAGGTGTACGAATTGATTGATGAGAGGGAACATGCAGCTAACGGCAAAGCCAATGGCAATCCATGTAAACCACTCGCGTTTGCGTGCCACCTGGGGAGTTACCATTCCTATCAGGGCGTAGCATGCACCTGAAAGCCCCATGGTGGGTGTGGTGAGTATGTGCGCATCAAAGAGTTCGTACAGAGTGGCAACAGGGAAGAGCGAGGCAATGATATAGGAGTATATCAGCTGTCGGATGGATACCTCCATGTAGAAGGCAAGTGATAGTAAGCACCAACTATTGAGAAGCCAGTGTATGATAGAAGTATGAAAAAAAGAATAGCACCAACGCCCCCACCAAGGAGCATCAGTGTAGATACCTATGCTTGAGTGTGGGATTGGTATCCAATAGAAGGTCAGAGTGAGGAGAGCAAGTGCGAGGCTTAACGTCTTGGTTTTGTCTTGCATAGTTGCTTGGCTTCGTTAATCTTGTCGTAGGTCTTTCGGTCAGAGAGATAGAGCTTAGGTGCAGGTGAATTAACCACATTCGTAACTACATCCTCAAGAGACCGTTCAGGGCTTTTACTCATTTGGTGCATAACACGCTGATAGATTTCTTGATACATCTCTTGAGACGACGGGGTCTTGATGGGGCATTCACCATTGGAGTGTATCATCTTCTGAATGACACGTATCGCACGATCTTCGGAGACGAAGAAGCGCGAGTACTCACTATTCTTCACACGATGAATCACACGATTCATATTGATGAATAGGGTCTCCGCAGTAGCCTCTCGGTACTTGGTGAGTATCTCGCAGAGTACACGATGCTTGTACTCATAGCATGATCTTTTGCCTGGCATTTGTCCTCTTTAATTTGGGTTCACCTTAAAGATACGATAGAGTATACTCAGATGCAATATATAATGCGCAATATGTCACGGTATTAGCTCTTGCGCTTTATAGATTTGCTTCATCGATAAAATTATGCTTATGGAAAGAGATGAAAATAAGGAGATGATACAGACAGAACACCCCGCAGAAGAGGTGAGCAAGCGTGATCGATTGAAGGCACGCTTGAAGGAGAAGTATCCCGACGACGATATGGATGATGATGAAGTCTTAGCAGGTCGTGTCAATGATGATTACGATGACTACGAAGGTCAATTAGAAGGCTACAAGGGGAGGGAGAAAGAGATCGCAGGACTCTTTAGTCGTGACCCACGTAGCGCAGGATTTGTATCTCGTTGGTCGGGAGGCGAAGATCCAGCCGTGTTGCTTGTCGAGATGTTCGGAACGGAGATTACCGATGCCATCGGAGATCCCGAAAAGCAGGGGGAGATCGCAGAGGCGAATCAGAAGTTCCTCGATCGTGTTGCTAATTCGGAACAACTGGAGAAGGAATACGAAGAAAACCTGAATGTCTCTCTTGATGTACTAAGCAAGCTACAAGACGAAGGTGTCCCCGAAGAAGAGATTGACAAGGCTATGGAGTTGCTCCAAAATATTGTCACAGAAGGGGTGCGAGGCAAGTTTACACGTGAGACGATCGAGATGTCTCTGAAAGCTATCGGATACGATAAAGCCGTAGCAGAGGCTGAGGAGACGGGACGTGTAGCAGGTCGTAATGAGAAGATCGACGTGAAGCTCCGTAAGCCCGAAGAAGGCGATGGCACGGCCAACCTCTCGGGAGGTGGCTCAACCCCTGAAAGACCTACACCCAACCTGGGTGCTCTTGGAGAAGCATCAACGCGAAAGAGCATTTGGGACAAGGGAAAAATGAAGAGAATAAAGAGAGAGTAGTATCAACTAACTAATGAATAAGAGTAATGAATAAGAAGCAATTAGTAACGAATATCACCAGCATGGGGTTGCTCCTCTTGGCGGGCATCTTCGGGGGTGGTGCTATGGCTGTCGTCGGTCCTCTTCCTGATGCAGGTAAGACTGATAGCGGTGCAGCCGTAGGCCAGGGTGGCAATGAAATGGGCAACGAAGGTATCGCCAACCGCACCACGAGTGAGGATGAAGGCGACCCTGACTACTATTCCAAGGCCATTGACGGTCGCATCACGAAGATCCGTCCAATGTCCACCCCTATCGATCAAATCAGCCGATACTCCGAAGCTCGCAAGATCGGCGGCATGGCTGTAAAGTACCCCTCAGTAGGTACTCGTCCTATCTCCACGACAACATCGAAGGCGATGGCGGCACAGATCGCTACCGATGCCAGCATCAAGCTGGAAGTTTCCGATGCGGCTATGTTCACCGAAGACGATACGATCCGCGTCGTAGGCATCAAGGGGCAATTCGACGAAAAGGGTAACGCTTACCACGTAGGTAGTGCACCCGACCTCGTCCTCCACGTCTGTGGTCGTGACAACAATACGAATATGCCCATCGTCTATGCGATCAATGGCGCGAAGAACGCGAAGGGCCAGCCCATTCTTGTTCCACAGATCCCTCAAAATACACGCCTCGTCCGTATGGGCAAGGCTGGTAGCGAGCTTGACGTACAGACAGGACGCTTCGCCAATATACCAACCTTTGAGGAGCAGTACTGTCAAAACTTCATGATCCAAGTAGAGCAGTCCACCTTCGACAAGATGTCTGATAAGACCGTCAAGTGGAACTTCTCCGACCTGGAAGAAGATAGTATCTACGACATGCGCCTTGCGCAGGAGAATAGCTACCTCTTCGGTGTGAAGAATAAAATTAACCACCCTTCAAAGAACGGCTCTGCCACGTGGTTTACGGGGGGTATCTGGTATCAGGCTGGTAAGGACATCGAGGTCGGTACGTACGTCGCTTCGGCAAAGCGCACCGACATCACTGATGAGCAGCTGGTAGATATCTCCAAGGACCTCTTCGTGGGTACGGGTGTCGGGAACAAGCGCAAGATCCTCCTCTGCGGTAGCGACATGCTCGCAGCGTTCTCGAAGATCAAGAGCGATAAGTTCCGTCTGAAGGAGTCAGTAGAGTCGTGGGATCTCCAGTTCAAGTCTTGGATCACCGACTTCGGTGAGATCATGGTCATGCATCATGAGCTCTTCGACCTGAACGGAATGAGCGACTGCGGTCTCGCCCTCGACCCCGAGTTCCTCGTCAAGAGCACCTTCCTGTCATGGCAGCGTAATATCCTGGACCTCAAGGCCGCTGGTATCCGTAATACCGACGCAATTGTCATCCAAGAGATTTCGTGCCTGTACCTTCGTTATCCTAAGGCTCATGCACGTCTTCGTCTGAAGAAGGCATAGCCTCAGACTAACCATTGTCTTTTTTGATGTGTCAGAAGGATGGGGGTAGGGTCCCGACGGAGTCTCCCCCCTCCTTTGAATTAATGCAAAGCAAGCAAACGAATGAATAAGCGATATATCTCAGGCACGTGCCTCAGTATCAATCTGAGCTTAGGCTCGTCCTATCGCCACATCGCCTTTGAGCCACAGATGGAGTCAGGGAGTGCGTACATCAGTGGAGATAAGGAGGAGCAGGAAGCACTGGAGGCTCATCCCTACTATGGGGAATATTTCGAGGAAGACCGTTACTATCAGGATAGCTCGGAGGTAAGTAACCAGGCTACGGCTGTGGATGAGGAGCATAGTACAAAGAGCGAAGGCGTGACTCTTACCTTCTCTAACGAGTCCGATGCTAAGGAGTACCTGGCGGAGAACTATGGGATCTCGCGTACGAGGATGAAGTCCCGTAACTCGATCGAGAATGTAGCTACCGAGCAGGGGGTGAGCATTGTCTGGACAGATAATGTATCAACTGAAGAGCCCACCGAGTCAAGTAACACAGAGGGATAAGCCTCGATGGATTACGCTATTGAAGACTTAAAGCGATGGATAAGGGTGGCACTGGATGAGAACGACACCAGTGCCACCCTTACCTCTCTTGGTGATGTTGATACGCTTAGTGTCGAAGAGATCATTGAGAGCAAGATAGAGGTGGCAGCACTTATCGTCCATCGTGATGCTCCACGCTACCTCTTGGACGCAGGTATTCCCTTCGCAGGGAGTATTATCTGGGAGAGTGCCGAGGGAATCGGACGTGGGGTAATGACACTACCAGCTGACTTTCTTCGCTTGATCACCTTCCGCATGAGCGACTGGAGACGGGATGTGACAGAGGTGATCCATGAAGATGATCCCCGTTATGCCCTGCAACTTAGTTCCTTTGAGGGTGTGCGAGGGTGTCCTGAGAAGCCTGTAGTGGCAGTTATCCAATCCGAAGATGGGCTTTCGCTGGAGCTCTATAGCTGTGTATCAGGACCATCTATACATATAAATAAAGCACGCTATCTGCCTCGCCCTAAGATCAGGGAGGGTAAGATCAATCTGTGTGAGAAGCTACGGGAGGCGGTCGTCTACTATGCTGGCTATCTAACAGCACTCACGCTGGGCAATGGGGATCAAGCGCAGGCTCTATTAGAAACGAGTAAGACACTGATGAAATAAGATGAAGGCAAGGCTGGTGAACTTAGGGGCATTTGCGACACTCCTTGATGTCTATGCACGCTTTCCTCAGGGAGGATTAGAGGGGGACTATGTCATCGTAGATGGCAAAGAGCTCTTGTGGGATAAGTATCATCTGCGCTGGGGAGATGCGCCTCATGGAGGGGAGACTGATATACGCCCTATTGTGCCTCCCCATGTAGATACAGGTGGGGGTGGAGCGAGCTTGGAAGCATTGGAGTTGCTTCGTCGTCAGGTCGATCATCTTGGAGCGTTGATTGGGAAGTCAGGAGGGATAGCTCCATTGGATAGCGATGGGCTTCTGCCTGCGAAGCACCTCCCAGCAGAGGCGAGTGTAGCTCATAAGATACGTACGGAGCTGGCGGATAGTATTAGCCCACTGACTGCTCGTGTGATGCGCCTGCTCCAGGGAGATCCAGCCCTGCAGTGGGTCTTTGTGGAATCGATGCAGAGTGAGCGAAGAGTGGAGCATGTCGTTCGCTACTCCGATGCCTATAAGCGGCTCACCGTGCCAGCAGGGGTGATACGTCACCTGACGCTGGGCATTGAGGGGGTGCGACCAGCTCGTCCGCTCACTGACTACAAGACGTGGGAGGTGGCAGGGATGGAAGTGGAGGTAGACGATAGCGTGCGCAACCTCTATCTCTATGCACGCTGTAGCAAAGAGAGCCATGTGGGTACGTTTGTCACCAGTGAACGTATACTGCCCTTGGAAGGTGAGGAAGGATATTACCACCTACTGGTAGGCATGCTGAGTCCCTTGCCCCATCGAGTCTTCTCGGCTCTGTATGGTCTGGTAGAAATACCCTCGGCAGCTATTCGTATTGACAAGTTGATTTCGCCTGACGGAGAGTTCGTCATTGACTTAGTGCGCAAGGAGATCCGTGGATGGAAGACGAGCTTTAAGACGGGAGGTGTTGATGCCGATGAGGTCCTTCGGGGAATCTTAGGGGAGGCACGTAGCTATACGGATAGCAAGGCTGATGGTCTGAAGGGATATGTGGAGTCCAAGGCGACAGGGGCAAGGAGCTATACCGATAGCAAGTTCGCAGAGTCGGGGCGCAATCTGAGTGCCAAAGCCGAAGAGGTCATCTCCAGTCTTCAGGGCTATGCTGATGGCAAGGTGCGCGAAGGGCGGAGCTATACAGAGGCGCAGATACAATCCCTGCGAGCGGAGCTGACAGCTGGACTCTCTGGGGTGTCGGCGATGAATGAGAAGCTGACGCACATGCAGGAGCAGCTTGATGGGAAGGTGTCGAACTGGTATTATGCAGGTGCGCCATCCTCTACGACAGAGCCGACGAAGCTATGGGTGAGCGAAGAAGACAAGCGTGCACACATCGGGGATACCTTCACCTCGCTGGATAAGTCACCAAGTCCTTATGCAGGGAAGAGCTGGAGATACACCCCGAGCTTTGAGTGGGAGGAGGTCGTCGATAGTGATAGCCTTAAAGCCCTCCAGATAGCCAAGGAAGCCAAGGCTACTGCTGACGGTAAGACGACGACCTATCTCACGCAGCCTACGAGCTATGGGCGTGGGGATAGCTGGGTGATGACCGAAGCCAACTCTATCGGAGGCGTGAACTACCCACGAGGGACTACGCTCTTCGCTAAGGAGTCCTCTACGACATTCAACGCACTTCACTGGGTGCGTCTGGACGACTACATATCATCGGTAGAAGCCAAAGGATACGCCGATGGGAAGGCTGGCGAAGCCCTCGATGGGGCAAAGCATTATGCTGATGAGGGAGACAAGGCGACCACTAAGCGGATTGATAGCCAAGCCTCTGCCACCCTCGTTGGGGCGAAGAACTACACCGACGGCAAGCACAACGAAGCCAAGAGCTATACCGATGGCAAGGCAAAGGAGGCGAAGAGTGAGGCGGTAGCCGAAGCAGAGAAGAAAGATGGGGAGGTACGTAAGCATGCCGACGATGCTGCCTCGCAGGCTGCGAACACGGCCAAGAGCTACACCGATAGCAAGCTCAAAGCCCTTGAGGACAATGCTCGTCTACTGGACTATCTCCGCAAAGCCATCACCGATGGTACGACCGACATCTATGGTGGCTTAGTGCTGACGAGCTTCATTGCCGCCCGAGATCCTCAGACCCAGCAGGTGCGTAGCTTCTTCGCTGGCTCTGCTGATACCTCTCTTCCTGCCTTCGCCGCGGGAGTGACGGGCTTTGGTACGCCCTCCGAGAAGCGCGTCGTAGCGATCAACCACGACGGCACGGGGCATTGGGGGCAGATGAAGGTCGAAGATGGCGGACGTGTCCTCAGCATTGGCACGATGCGCTTCGGGGGCAAGCTCCCAGACTTCTACACGCAGGACTTCCGAACGTTAGAGTTCAACGACCCACGAAGCGAGCGCAGTCGCATCTACATCGGCGACGAAGGCGCACTATTCTTCTTCGGCATCGCTGGCGGTGGGGCGCGCTTCGTGCGTCTATCGAACAAGGCAGACAAGCCTGTAATGCAGGTCAGTGGAGGCATTGACCTCCCTGGCGTCCTCCTCGGTGGAAGGGTCAATGCCCATAGCGTCTCCTTCGACCACATATGGGGTGCGAAATCAGACACCGCTCGGGTCGAGAGGATAGGGGATGGGAAGTACCGCATCACCCACAACTTCGGGCATTCTCGCTACAGCGTAATCTGCACCGAGTGCGGTAATGGAAGGCATAACGCCAACTGGGATAATTTGACGGACAACTCATTCGATATTTATACCTACTACGACAACACGAAGTATAGCGACATCCGCTTCTCCTTCATCGTCGTGGGGGATAACGACTACCCTAAGCGAACGCAAGGGATTAGATAATCAAACCAACCGATAACAAAAACCAAAGACTATGTTTAAATTCTTTTCCCCCGAGGAGGCACAGGAGGCGGCTACGCTGATGGCGGTAGCTATGCTTATCGTACTTGCCTCCGTGATCATCGACACGATCTCTGGCGTAATGCGAGCGAAACGCAATAAGCAGGTGATCCAGTCGAGCATCGCGCGCCGTGTCTTCGGCAAGCTCATCAGGTACTACCTCGTCATCGCAATTTTCTCCTTCATCGACGTCCTTCTGTTCGTAATCGACTTCGAGGTGCGCTTGTCGATCCCAGAACTGCCCTACATGACCGTCTTTGCCTCTATCGGTGCGGTCGCGACGGAGGGATGGAGTGTGTGGGAAAACCTCCCAAAGCACGACACTACCTCGATTAAGAATAGCGCTAAGCATACGCAGGAGCTGGCAAAGGAGCTGGCAAAGGCGCTTAATGAAGTTCGTAACCTCGCAAAATCAGAATAGACTATGAGTAAGT